TGAGGTTTTGGCAAAATTTTTAGCTATTATGTTTTAACTTTCGCCATTTTATATCACTAAAATTTTTTTGTAACCTATGTTTGACACTTCTACACTACGAGAAAATCCGTCTATGACCGTTGTCGAGATAGAAAAACGAATTTTTCAACCCAACAAATACGGTACAATCAAGGAAAATTTACAAAACAACGCATCCGATATGCTAGAAATGGACACGGTGGCGAAATCCAAGCGAATTTTCGAGGTTGAGGACGCAATTTTGCGAGTACAGACGGCTCGAGTCCAAAACGAAAAAATTTATACAAAATGCAACATGAACAGGCGGAAAAAGCCAAAAATATGCAGGATATTAAGATTATTTTAGAGAAGAGGTAGAATTATGGAATTACGTAGACAATACGACTATTTTGACACAATAGACGGCACACAAGGGTTGATTTATACGATTGGCGAAAATGGACGGCGGACGGAACGTGGCGAGATTGTTACCATGTCATTGAGCGTATCTAGGTCTGTGGAAACGATTAACAGTCTAGGGCAGGACACAGCAGGGAAAAAACCAGGATTGCCCGAATTTACCGCCAGCATAACGTATCGGATAGGTCAAGATCAAAGTCAGTGGGCGAGGTTGATAATCAGCCCACCAAGAGGGCAACAACGCCGCCGCCGTGTGGAACGGTTTCAGATTGTGGCGTTTATGCACGATAGGGAAGTCCCTCATGCACAAACACAGAAAGTCATTTGCAATAAATGTTGGGTTTCTGACGGCACGATCCCACTTGGCGAGGTGGACACGAGGGTGCTGACAGGCACGGCGACCATACAGATGGAATCGGTTGATTTTATGGAATGGTTTGCTCCGCTTGAAAATGGAATTACCGTTCCTGCACCGCAACCGCTGATTTTGGGATAGGTTTGACATATGATAAATTTCGCAAATTTGATTGCCACTTTGAATCCTTGGCTGGCTTGCATTTTGTAGAGGTATAGCGAACAGGCGAACGCTCTCGCTGCTTTATTGCTCCGAGAAAAAATGATAGCCCTGATGACCTGACCAACCTCACACAGCCAATCCACCAAACTACTGAAATTTACACATTCCTAGATACTGGCATAGAAAACGGCGATTTTGTCATAGCCCAAAAAGAGAACGAAAATAGGCGAGTTTTTGGCGAATGGCGGAGCATTGTCGGCGAGCCAATCGCTTACAAATCGCATAAGGTCGTGAATATGCAGGTTCAAACGTTGTAGGAGGGGAAAAAATGACATTAACAGATTTCGCAAAACAGCTAGAACATATGTCCGAAAATTTGGATGGCTTGACGGAGAAATTCACGGAAAAAGTAGGTGGGCGATTTATTGAGTACGCAAAACCTCGAACGCCTGTCGCTACATGGCTTTCTAAGCGGTCATGGGTGGTTGAAAATAATTCCAAATCGGTAAAGATAAAAAACGTGGCAGAACATTCAGATGGCAATCAATACGCAAGTTATTGGAATTTTGGTGCACGCTTTCAACAAGGCACACACACGCTCGAAAAGGCGGCAAATCTGACTTTACAGGATTTCCCTGAAATTTTCCAAAAGGAGATTATTTTACCATGGCTGAAAACGTAAAAACACCGCAGCCCAACTTTGGGCAGGAAATGTTATCGTATGACATAAAGTCGGCTGTATCAATCGAATTACGAAAGTTATTTGTGGGCATGGACGGCAAGCCGATTACAGTTTATACGGAAAATCTGCCGACAAAGGACGTAAAATTCCCAAATTTCCATATACTCGGCTTGCAAACGACACGGCAAGAGGATAGCCGTTTACATGGACGAGACCGCTTTGATGTGTGGGATTATTTTATGACGGTAAAATATCGGACGGAGCGAGGGCGGAAAAATCCCGAAAATATGCTATTTGCGGACTTTGATGAGGTGGGGTTTGCACTCTTGCGAGATTTTACTCATGTGCGGCTAGGGAATGCACGGCATCGGTTACTGAATACATACACAGAGACCGAGCCTGAAAGCGACATGGGTCTTATGGTTTTGGGATTTTATTTTAACGTGGAAGTGCCTGTTGTTGTACCTAGATTGCGAAATCCCTTACAAGAACGTCTACATTACAAAACCCAAACAAAACAGGGCAACGAACGCCACGCATTTACTCAAAATCCAATGATAATCGCAAGTCTAACTAATCAACACAGCACGCGGATAAGTAACTACTCTAATCAAGAGCCATGTTCGTGATGTCAAAAATCAAGAGCCATGTCCGTGATGTCAAAAAATTTGTATGTGAAACGTTATGCAAAACGCTAGACAAAATGATTGAGTTTGCAACATTTGCTATTGGGTTTGTTGCGATTATAACTTTTTTACTCGAAAGATTGACTGGTATTTTTTAATGAAGCGTTTAGTCGAGGTTTTGGAACGGTATATTTATCAGGAAATGAACGTGTGTCAATATGTCGAAAAGAATTTTTAACGAATGTCCATAGGCAAGAGCGGCGACCATAGCAGAGTCGCCGCTCCATGAAAAACAGAAAAATTCAAAATTTTGGTATCGAAATTAGGGGGATAACACGGAAATGTGCCGCACAAAAACTAGCGGAATTATATCGAAAGCGGTCGGACTTACACCTTGAGGATATTACACTAGTGTAACAGTTGCACGATTTTTATTGTTAAAAATCCGACATAAAACGAGCCACCGCCATAACAGATTCCGCAATAGTGTTCTTCGGCGGCAGAATGTTTATTATAGCAAGAACATGGCAAAATGTCAATTTATCACATGGACGGAGAATAATCTAAGAAAAGGACGTGATATTAAATGTATAGTACAATATATTACATAGTGGGCGGCATTGTCGCTCTGCTTGCTGTAATTGGCAGTATAGGCAGCATAGTATCAATGCTAACTCGCAAAATGGACAAAGTAAAGCACCTATCAGACGAAGTACCCATACTAACAAAAGTCTTATCCAATACAGAAACCAAAATAGAGTCACTAGAAAATCGTACACAAATGCTAGAAAACAAGCTAGAAACAGCGTTCTCCAAAATAGACACCAAAGGGGACGAGATAAAGCTAGTGCAACAGCAAATGCAAGAGGGTTTTGAAAATATGCAATATTCTAATAGCTTGATTTTAGAAGGCTTGACGGCACTCATCGAATCCTCGTCCGCTTACGAAAACAATCAAACGCTATTGCGGTTTAAGGAAAAACTGCTGGCGAATACGATAGTTGCGGTAAAGCACAGGAAAGAGACAAAATAGGACAAAATTAGACCTGCCCGTCCAGCAGGTGGGAAGGAAATTGGAAAATGGATAGATTTTTAACGGTTAAAACGGTGGTAACGCTGGCGTTGGTGGCTACGCTGTGTTTTATGACGATAACGGAGCGTGAATTGCCGAATGAGTTTGTGCTGACTTTGGGAGCGGTTATCACGTATTTCTTCACAAAACGTGGGGAAAAGGTCGATCCGTCCGCCAGTCAGACAGTAAAAAAAACGAAATTAACTGCCACGCCAGCCGAAGAGGAGGAAATACCAGCCTACCCGCCTGCCGGACGGACAGGTTCAGCATGGAAGAGCAGAGAGGAGAAGAAAACATGGGACGAAAAATAAACGAAAACGCACCGCCGATAATTTGCATAGACGCAGGGCATGGCGGAGCAGACCCAGGAGCGGTGGCAAACGGTTTACGTGAAAGCGACATCAACCTCGATGTGGCACTCCGACTTGGAGAAATTTTGGAGCAGAAAGGCTGTGAAGTGTATTACACACGGCGTTTGGACGTTGCAATGGGGATAAATGCGAGGGCAGAATACGCAAATAGTCATAATGCAGACTTTTTTATCTCGATACATACGAATGCTGGCGGTGGCACAGGGGCGGAGACATTTGTACAACCGAATGATAAAGTGAGCCATGAATTTGCGACAGCCGTTAATGATATATATGCAACCAAAATGGGCTTAAGAAATCGTGGCGTGAAGTTTGACACTAGCACTCGGCATGGTGCTTTGGGTGTGTTGCGTGGCACGAGAATGCCAGCGATTTTGTTAGAATTGGCGTTTATCGACAGTCCTGTAAATAACCCAGATTTGGGAATTTTACGTGGCAAACAGCAGGAGATGGCGGTGGCACTTTCAGACGGTATTTTGGCGTTTTTAGGGATTGACACGATGCCCATAAAGGAGATCGTCCCCTGTCCGTCCGATGGGCGGATCGGTCGTCCGAATGACTCGGAACTTCACATCGACATTTTGGGTCGCACCGAGACAATCGGTGGATTTATCGAGAACGGTGCGACCTTTGTTAGACTGACGGATTTTGCACAGACGTTGGGATATGGGGTTAGTTGGGACGAGGTAAGGCGGTTGCCTGTGGTTGTTTCCAAAATGGAAACAATTCCAACTGGTGCAAATTTGACACCTGACGAAATTAAACTACTCGAAACCGTGGTACATTGGGAGTCTCGTGGCGAAGATTTAAAAGGGCAGATCTTGGTCGCTAACGTGATTTTAAACCGTATGACAAATAATAACGCTTGCCTTGCGGATGTGATATTTCAGAACGGTGCGTTTACCGTGATCAAACGAACGGATTTTTACGATGCCAAGCCGTCTGCACTCACAAAATCGGCTGTGCAAAATGCGTTAAACGGTGTTAATTATTCGCAGGGGGCAACGTTTTTCCACGCAATCAGCCATTTAACACCTGATGTTTGGCATGAACGTGCGGCGGCAGATGGACGCATTATCCACTTGTTTGACCATGGCAACCACCGATTTTACAAATAAAACTTAAAACCAATTAAATTTAGAGGAAGATAGGGGCTTTTCCGAATACGATATGAAATTTTTGGACGAATTTAGCGAACTTTACAAAGAACCCAAACCTGCAATTTTTATTTCGTGGTGGCGTACAAGGATAGGGACGAAAAAGACGAAATTTTCAAGGCTTGCAACTTGCAGCTTTACGAAAAGACATTGACGTTGGAAGAGTTAAAACGGTGGGTAAAACTGCAAATAGAGGAGGTATAACAATGACAATTATAAAAAAGGGCATAATAAAACCGCCGACAATTTGGCGTTTTGAGTGTGCAAAATGCGATTGTATATTTGAGTGTACACGTGAAGAAGTAACATGGCGACAAACAGGTTACAACGAAACCGATTGTTTTTATTTATGTCCAATTTGTGCTAGTGAGGTTATGGGTAAAGTGGCTCGAGTTTAGTAGCTTGCATTAAGGGGGGGCTTTGATTATGTCGGATTTGAGATTGACGAAGATTATTACAAAACATCAATCGAGCGTATAACAAAGGAACTGGAGCAAATTGTATTATAAACCAAGCCCCTTTACACATGGGGCTTGGTTTGGTATCATTTTATAAAGGGGCTACTATTCTGAATGTTGTGGGTAGGGTTATTATTTTGGATTTGAGGAGGTGCGCCGCCGCACGTGGCTGTTGGACGGCATGACATCAACCATGTCGTTACTATTCCGATTCAGCCAGAAGAGGAGGAGAAAAAGGCGGAACAACCAATCTTGATAATTCCTCCGAACGAGATTCCCGAAGTCGAGGAGGCCTGCCCGCCTGGGTGGGAACATCCGATTTTGCAACTCCCAGAGGAATTTCCCGAATTCGGGGCGGAACATCCAATCTTGGAAATCCCGCAAATTTTGTCGCCTATCTTGGAATTGCCCGAGGGAACGGAAATCCCCGAAGTGGGCGGCGGAAATGGCGGAAGCGGCGGAACGGACGGCGAGGGCGAAACCTCGGAAACTGAAGACGACGAAGATGAAAATTCTGAAACCTCGGAAACTTCCGAAACCGACACAGACGAAACTTCTGAAACTTCCGAAGAAGACCAAGAACCCGAAGAAGAAAAAACCTCGGAAATCGAAACAGACGAAACTCCCGAAGAACCTGAAGAACCCTCTGAACCCGAAGAAGAAGAGTTCGTATTCCCCACGGAAAACGTGCCGTTCGAGGTGGAAGTCCTCCGCCTAGGCGACCGAGTAAACAGTGCCTTGAACGGCTGGGAACGAGACTATGAAATCACGGCAAACGCAACTCCTCGCTCTGGACACAGGTTTGTCCTCTCGGTCATACAGGTCAACAACACCCCGCAAGCCAATACCCACAACGTTATGATTCCGCAACCGTGGAATCAGCTCACTATCGGCAACGTTTGGGCGGGAACTATCCTAAATATGCGGACGTTTACCAATGGCGGCGTTCGGGCAATCCGAGAAAATGACCTGCACCAAAGCCACGGCGGTTGGTTGCGTGTGCTGGAGTTGACGGCGGAAAATCGGATAGTACGTTTTGGCTGGACTCGCATTTGGAGGAATAGATTAGCCACCGCCGATGAATCTTTGCCGTTCCCGTGGCATCCCTATCTTGTACCCGCCGAACCCAATCCAAACTTAAAGACCGCAAAAATCGCATTTTCGGCTTTTTCGTCAATACCAATGCAAAAATTCGGAGGCTCGGAATACGAGATTATCCAAAACGAAACCGCCGCCGCTGCCGTCCGTGCTTGCCGTGCCGCCAATACCGACTGGTACACTATAACCTATCTCGGAGCGACCTCGGACGAAATAGTTGAAATCGCCCGCTATATCGAATCCGAGAAACTCCACTCGCTGCATTTCTACACTACGGACGAAGATTTGGTCTTGACCAACCAGCCGACCAGCGTTTTCCGCCGTCTGCGGGATTTAGGATTTATGCGGTCTATCGGACAATTTTCTCGGACTCCATTTGCGGTCTGCGGCATCGTGGGCGTGGCTATGGGTCTAAATACTCGGACTTCTCGCTCGGCGTTCACGCTCATGCACAAACGCCCGCGCGGCATTGCACCCGACAAACTCACGCAAGTTGAAAATCTCCGAAAAATCAGCGGAAATTATTTTATTTCTCGTGGTTTTGACGATTCTTATTCGATGTTCGAGTCGGGCGAAACGGCTGACCGCACTTGGTGCGATGAGGTTATCAACCTCGATATGCTCGTAAACGACCTGCAGCGGGCAATTCTCGACCTCTTTATTTCACATCCAAAAATCGCAAAGACCGAAGAGGGCGTAAATACGATAAAACTAGCCATGCAGCCCGCCTTGGAAAAAGCGCGGCTAATCGGTTTCATTGCCCCTGGCGTTTGGAACGGCGGCGAGATTTACACAGAAAACCACTACGCACCTATCCGCTCAGGAACAGCGTTGCCGCTTGGCTATCGTATCGTGTCCGAGCCTGTCGATTTGCAGTCGCAAGCCGACCGTGATACCCGCCTTTCGCCGCCAATTTATGTGGCAATCAAGCTGGCGGGTGCGATTCACTCCGTGGCGATTCGCATTGATGTCAATAGATAGAAAGGAGAAAAACAATGGCAGTACAAAGCACATACGGGTTTAGCGACCTAAAAATCACGTTGCAGCACCCCGCAAAAGGGCAGTTGCAGATACAGGGCGAGGGCGTGGGTTCGATAACTTTTGCGATGTCGGAAGATGCCTCCGCACACGATTTGGCGGCGGACGGCTCAGTAATGACCTCGAAAATCGATGCACCCGCTGGCTCGGTTACTTTCTCGATACAACAGACGTCCAGCGCCCATATTTGGCTCACGGAGCTGTTTAATTATCTGAACGCCCGTGATAATCCGCTTAGCGAATTTGCCAAAATCACGCTGATTGCGGTGGGTACGCATATGCGGACTGAGCATATTTGCAATAATATGTCAATCAAGAAATGCCCCGACAAGCCTTACGGTCAGCAAACTTGGGAGTTCCTAGCGGGCGAAATGATTGAAAATTAGACTAGATAGGAGAAAAATATGACAAAAACAATAGAAATACCTGCCAATTCGGCAGGCGGAGAGGGCAGGACGTTTGAAATTAAGAAAATGCCCGCACGCGTAAGTTTGAAAATCGCCAAAACCTTGTTAGCGAGTGCAGTCCCATTTTTCGGGACGGTCGCACCGTCTAAAATAGCGGAGTTTGTTAAGTCCGATAAGGACATCGACAAGTTTTTAGAAAACCTCGATTTGATAGCAATAGCCAACGCCCTTGACAATATCGAGGATGAAAGTCTGGACAAGCTGATAAATGCGGGGCTTGCCAACTGCTACGAGATTTTGCCCGCTGGCTCGGTGCAGGTCTTGAACCCAAACGGCACTTACAATGTCCCTGGCGTTGAAGACGATTTGCTCGTCATGTTGCGGCTGACGATTGAATCCCTCGTCCACTCAGTGCGGGGTTTTTTTCAAGAGAATCGCTCGGGTTCAGTCCTCGGCGAGTTGAGAAATTTATTCCCGTCTCAGCCGTAAATATAGGCGAAATGCTATTTGCTCCCGTCATTGCGGGGCATTGGCGGCAGCATGAAACTTGGGACGGTACGTATAGCCTCGATGATTTGCTTGACATCATTGAGGCAATGCAAATTCAAGGCGAAAATGAACGATTAGCCAACGAACAGGCGGTACAGGAGGCGAAAGCCGCCCGATAGGTTGAATACCACAGACGGACGAACCCCGCCCCTACGAAATTGTGTAGGGGCGGGGTTAGAGGTCGCCCAATATTGAACCCGTTTCAATCCACACACCCACATAGAGATGCGACATCTACAAAAATATTATAACACACCTCCGCTAATGTGTCAAAAAAAGTCAAAAAAGGAGTGATACCATGACAAACGCCTCAATAATGAAAGAATACTTAGTCGCCTTAGGCATCAAAGACAATTTTTCGCCAGCCCTTGATAAGAGCATGAAAAACGCATCAAGCAAGATGCAAGGGCTGGCAAAAGGCGTAAAAACGGCAAGCCTCGCATTTGCGGGGCTTTTTATTGCCGCCAATAAATGCATTGCCCATTTCCTGGGCGGACTGGTCAAAACAGACGAAACCATCGGCAAACTAGCCGAAAGCATGGAAATTTCCAAAGAAGAAGCCCACAAAACCCACTTCGCCCTGCAAGCCATGGGTCGCTCCCTCGAAGAAATCCAAGCTAATCCGACCTTGCTCGCCCAGTTCGAGCAGTTGAAAGCCGACTCCGCCAAAATCGGCATCCCCGATATGTCCGAGGGCTTGGCACAAGTCCAAGCCATACAAGGCGAATGGGCGAGGCTCAAAAACACCGCCAGCCAAGCCCTGCAATGGGTCGGGCATCACTTGCTAAAATACCTACAAAAGCCCATGGAAAAGTTGCGAGAAACTTTTGCAAATTTTAACGCCAAGCTGATTGACAAATTGCCAGTCTGGACAAAACGCATCGCCGCCGTGATGAACTTAGTCGTGCACATGACAACCGCATTTCTGCGTGGCGGGGTGGTGGTTTTTAATATGCTCAAACGGATTTTCGATATGATTCCCTCTGAAGTCAAGGTGTTGACAGGTGTTTTTGGGGCGTTTGTAGCGTTCCTAAAAACGGGACCGATTGGAAAGTTGATGACGTTATTCTCTGTCTTGTTGCTCTTGCTGGACGATTTCTTCACGTATCTTGACGGCGGCAGTCGCTTCTGGGTACATTTTGGCAGATTTTAATTGACCTGTGGGCGAAGATTTCCGAGGGAGGCGGATTGATTGACCAGATTAAGGATAAGATTTCGCAGTTCGCACAGACAGCCGCCCGTGTGATTCATGAGGTTATCAGCTGGATCGTGCGGTTTTGGGGACGGCTAAAAGAGCGTGGCATTATCGAAAATTTCAAAGAGGCGTTCGAGAAAGTCGGAACGGCTGTCAAAACCGTTTTCGAGACCCTAAAAGAGGTTGCAAACACCTTTATTGCGGGGTTTGAGGTTTGCGGACGGCTTGGGCATTGTCGCTGACTCAAGCGGAGAATATCTCGAACCGTTTCTTGAATGGCTACTCGCCGAGGCTTTGCCTGGGATTATTGGGCATATCGCCGATTTCGTGGTTGGCGTGGCTAGTGTTATCTCGTGGTTTATACAGTTCGGCATCGTCCAAAAAATCATAACTGGCTTGGTTGTCGCAATCGGTGCACTCATTGCGATAAAGACCGTCTGGGTGGTCATAACTGGCGTACTCGGCGGGGCGATGACCGTACTCGCCACCGCTTTTGCCGTGTTGACTTCGCCGATTTTCCTTGTTGTGGCGGCGATTGCGGCGGTTATTGCGATTGCCGTTCTGCTGGTCAAGCACTGGGACACGATTGCGGCGTTTTTTAAGGACTTGTGGGATAGAGTGGTCGAGACTTTTCAAGCCCTGTGGGATTCGATTGTCGAGCTGTTCACGCCTGTTATCGAGTTTTTCCAAGGGATTTTCGAGTCCGCTTTTGAGATTAAGCGGCATCGGCGGACGGCTCTTCGGCGGCGGTTTTTCGTCAAACGCATCACTCGAACTGGACGGACACGCAGACGGCGGCATTTTCGACCGTGAACATATCGCCCGTTTCGCCGAGGGCAACCAACCCGAGGCAATAATTCCGCTCTCGAAACCAGACCGTGTCCGTGAGATTTTGTGCAATGTCGCCGATTTCCTAGGACGTGGGCAGCCGCCATGAACTGCCTAAATGCTGGGCTTTCCGCTCCGCTGCCGCAATCGACCAGCCAAAGCAACACCGTGAATAATTATTACAGCGTTTCCGCTCCCTCAAACTACAATATAAACGACACCTCGGGCAGACCCGACAGCGTAGCGCGTGCCGTTGACCGCACTATGCAGGGGATTTTGTCCACGGCTTGATTGATATGGAGGATTTTTCGCAATGGAAGAGAAGATAATAAACGGACTTTTTAAGTTAGTCGAGGCGGCACAACAGGGCAACGATATTAGAATAGAACTTTGGAAAGCCTATATTTTGCCGTCTTTTTTTCTTGTGTTTTTTGGAATTTTTAGTCTCCTTATTTTTCAACCAATTTTAATCCCAGATACATGAAATTTTTAACCTAACCCCAATCGCTCTTTTATAGCACTTTGTAGGAGTTGAGAAAAATTAATATTCCTCTCCTCTGCAAGTTCCTTTAACCAACTAGGAAGCGTTACATTAGTCTTTACCGCCCTATTTTCCAAACGATTTTTTATCAATGCAGGGTAGGTCGTAACCATGGATATAACATAGCCTTGTTCTGTTTCGGGTTCAATAAACAGTTCTTTTGGATTTCTTGTAGGTTTCGGTATCTCGTCATTGTCGCTTTCCATTGCGTACAAATGGAGTCCTAGTGCCTCTTCAGCCATTTTTACAGCTTGCTCAAAATCATCTCCATAACTTGCACAGCCTGGCAAATCTGGAAAATAAACCCCAAAACCCTCGTCCTGTGCAGGTTCAAACACTGCAAAATATGAATATTTACGCATATCGTTCTCCTATCTATTGGGCAAATAGGGCTTTTTACAGCCCTGCTTGCCTTAATATATTTTTGACTGTACCTAGGGGAATGTCTTTGTTGTGCCACGGAATGGTAACTTTGCCTATCTTAGTGGAATGTTTATATTGCCTGTGCGAGCCACTATTTCCCTTAATGCGATACCAACCATCGGCTTTTATCGTTTTTTCTATTTGCTTGGCTTTCATGTCATCCCCTCCTCACAATTTTATTATACTCCTTTATTATGCGTATATCAAACTTTTTGTAAAAAACTGCTCGCCCCTAAAATCGCCTGTATTTTAGCCAATCTTTCAGCCACTCCGTTTTTCCGCTCCGTACTGCCCAGCAGAATAACGAGATGACATTTCGTTTTCTTTTAGGCGTTGCTTTTTGTATTCCTTCGCAAGCACCGTGGCTTCTGCTTCGATTTCGGCTAGGGTTGGAGTGTCGTCATCGGCTGGCGGCGGCTGGGTTGATAGCGCCGCTTTTAGGGCGGCGATTTCGGCTTTCATTTCCTGCCAGTCGCTGGCGGGGACTTCGATGGATTGCGGAGAAAGAGACAAATTAGGTTTATTCGCCACATTCATTATAAATTCTTTTATAGTCATTTTTTGCTCGCTAGTTAGTGTCAAATATTGCTTTGCAAATTTTATTTCAAATTCGTCGAGGTCATATTTTTTGGTCGCATAATTCAACAATTCGACTTGGCTGTCTAAAAACATTTCCCCCTCGCCAGTCCGCAACCATATTTCGTTTACACCATATTCACGGCATATGGTCAACAACATTTGTTCGGTCAAGCCACGTTCGCCTTTTTCGATGCGTGAAATGGTTGTCGCAGTAACTCGCAATTTTTCAGCAAATTCAGACTGCGTTAAATCTCTTTTTTTACGTATTGCGTAAACTCGTTCATTCATATTCCTTACCTCCTTTTTATATTTTACCATAGGCAATTACCAATGTCAAAATATTTTGAAAATAATTCAACAAATTTGCCATTGGTATGTATAATTTACACCATAGACAAAAATAACAAAAAATATTGGTAAAATTGTCATTGGCATTTATAATATAACCATAGACATTTTTTAGTTAGAAAGGGGCTTAATATGAATGACAGATTAGGCGAAAAAAGAACAATAGACTTGGATACTATAATGCGGCTGTTTAAGGACTTAACAAGGAAGCAACAAATTTATATTTGTGGATTTTTGCAAAAAATAAGTTTCGACCTCCCAGCCTCAACCAAAAAGGAGACCCAACCATGAGCCACCTAAAAGAAAACCACACGCCGACAGGAGTAATCCTCCCAAAAAATCCGCCTACCAACAGGCGAGTTAAGAAAAAATGTCGAAGTATGGTTAGAAAATCCGACCAACAGCGAGAAATTGGGATTGCGAGAGGATTCGCTGCCGAAGATATTCCTGGACGTGTTTAACGCAGAGCGAGAGGAATGGGTGGAGAAACAGGCGGGGTTATGAGGAGGAGATTAGGAGGATTATATGAAAAAAAATAATTGCAGAGATCCAACAGGGCGACCAAATCGGACGTAAGAAAACAGAAAGCGAGGAAACCATGACAAAATCAGACTACAAAAAATACACAAGCCCAAGGCACATGAGGCGATACATAAGCCCAGCAGCGGCGGCGGCCCACGCCCACAGACCAGGGAACGAGGGCAAGTATAAGATCGTGATGTTAGATTGCGATGTAGACCCGCCTAACGGACGGGCAGGGCGAGACCGCCAGTATTACGGCGTATGTCGCAATAGGGTAGCGGATATGCTGATAGCGGCGGGCTACGAGGAATTGCCCGAACAATACACGCCCTACACATATATGGAGATGTTTGACAAAATACAAAGAGGGGCAATCGTCCAATGCGACCGCCCCTTGCCAAACAAAGTCATAAGGAGATTATAATGAAAAAATTTGAAAAAGTCAAATTAAATTTTGAGGTAGATAGAGAGAACTGCCTATTTATCCCACTGGGATTGGCACATGAGGATTTTGAGGATTTGGTAAGTTGGGACGCACCGATTAGAGGTTTAATAGTATCGGAAATCCTACACCGAATGTACCCAGATGTGTTCCCGCCGTTAGAAAGGGAATTGGTCAAAGCCCCTGCGGCATACGTAAATCGTGTAATAATGCGGATGAACCGTGTGGAAGCCACAAGTAGCAAGAACGCCGAAATCGGTCGAAAGGGCGGACAAGTAACACAACAAAAAATCCGCAAGTTAAAAGTATCAGACGACCAACAATCACTGTTTGATTGATTGATTGATTGGCGAAGTGTGAAGTCGAAGTCGAATTGTGAAGTTGAAGTGCGAAGTGCGAAGTGGAGGTGTGAAATCAAATTCTTTTGATTTTGCAGCTTAAACTTAATAGGCTGTATTTTTGTACAAAAATACACGAAACCCAAGCGCCGCTTAAGCCCGATATGGTTACGGATACGGCTACGGTTTTTTGCTGCCCTTGCATACGCAATAAAGGCGCTGCAAACTCAATAAATTAATCAATAATCACTCTCCCATCAAACACGGAGCTATGCTCCGTGTAAACAGCGGCATCAGCCGCTGTAAACAAGCGCGTAACGCCCGTGTGATGAGGGCTGATTGAGATAATGATTGATATATGAGGCAGGGCACAGCACAATTACTAATCCGTCAAATAAATTGGATTAGTGTTGCATAATCAATCCATCAGTCGTGTCGGCGTAACGCCGACACATACACGGGCGTAACGCCCGTGTGCTGAGGGGCGAATGAGAAATGATTGATAAATGAGCTGGCAGCAAGTGGATGTGCGTAAAAAGACGTGCAGAGGAGGAGACAATGGGAACAACAAGGAAAATAAGCCAAGCAGAATTGCAAGAGATGCACAGGCTAGGTGCAGAAATGGGAATGATGGTGGTCAGTGCGGATTACAATCCGCCACACGGCGAAATCTTAAAGCGTATCGGCAAAAACTAGCCGAGAACCTGCTAATCTGCAAGCACAGCAATAGGTCAAAATGGCTAAGCGAGAAAGCCCAACTGACCCTAGAAGAGACCGAAGAGTACGACAGCCTAAAAAAATATTTTGACTGCTACTTACGCATACAGGCGGTAATCGTGCAAATTTTAGGCATAACGAGCCACCTAGAGAGCCTAAACAACTTTGCGGGACTGTTGGATTGGGTTTTCGAGAACGAGCAGGATTTTTTCCCCAGTTTCGTAGCGGGACACGCTCACATAGGACACGAGCAAATATTTGCGAATATGCTAATCAACGAATTGGAAAAATTAGAAGACAAGAGGACAGGAGGAGAATAACAAAGGCAAAGACAGTACAAATCGACATGGCATTGTTCGAGCAGACGGAACGGCTACTCACGATGTTAGAGGGCTACGAGGTTACGGGCGAGTTAGAAACCTTGGTAGCGGAGTGCAAAATAGGCTATTTCGCAAGGCGGCAGAAAATAATAGCCAACGAGGGCTACACAGCCCGCAAGAAAGCGGAATATGCGGCGGACAACGCAAGGGCGGAGGGCTACCCGCCTGCCAGACGGGCAGGTCGCCAGCCGCCGCCCAAGCCGCCAGCCACCCCGCCACCCAAGCCGCAGCCCACTGACACGGCGGCGGCGGATGAAATCAAGGCAATCGACAAGCATTTTGGCGAGATTTTGGGGATAGAATACAACATAGCATTGTACAACGAATATACTAATGACCCTCATAAAAACCCACAGGAATTATTAAAATTCTATCGCCAAAACGTGGAAATAGCCACCGCACTAAAAAATATCCTAGTCAGTATTTGGTCGGAGTCGAACGAGGATAACGAACGAATATGGCTAAAAAGCGGCAGTAGCATATCACGCTCACACCTAAAAAATGTTGCTCGAAAAAAATATATATTTCTTTGCCGACATCACGGAGAGAATCGCCAAGTACCCGCATCCCATAAGCGACCTAAAAGCGTTCGTGCTGACTACACTCTATAAAGAGGGTCTAAAAGAGTCCTACGAGACAATCAGCCCAAATACACAGGATAATTGGTATTATAACTAGGAGGACAGAATGAAAACCACAAACATAATAAACCTAAAAGGCGGGGTAGGCAAGACAATATCGGCAATCAACATAGCCTACACCTTGGCAACCAAACACAACCAACGGACGCTCCTAATCGACAACGACAAGCAAGCCAACGTCAGCAAATTCTTCGGGCTGCATGGTGATGACGTAGCTGGCATTGCGGAACTCTTAACACAAACAGGCAAAAACCGCAAATCCACAACAAGCTACATCAAACCCACACAATACGACAACCTGTCGATTATAACAAGCAACATGGGGCTACTACAAGCCAACCGCTTAATTCTAATAGACACGAACACAAGCCAGCAAACACGCCTAAAAAAAGCCCTCGAACAAGTAGCGAGCAATTATGATTATTGCATAATAGACAACCCACTCGACATGGACATGGGCGTGATAAACGCCTTGGTAGCGGGGCAGGACGTACTAATCCCCATGAAAATGGACAAATTTGCGTTTGACGGACTAAAAGAACTTCGAGATGTGTTGGAGGGTATCGAAGAATTTAACCCCAAACTAAACCTGCGTGGCTGTTTTATCACAATGCAATCCGCCACGGTAGCGGGCAAAGACGGCGAGCGGTGGCTACGAGAAAATAGCGGCTTACCAGTCTTCGCCGCCATAATCCGCAAAACGGTAAAAGTAGACGAGTCAACATTCTCGTCCGAGCCGTTAGCCCTCTCAGCCCACAAACAAGCCCAAGCCGCCGCCGATTACGAGGCGTTAGTAGCGGAATATCTATCAAAAGGAGAATAACCATGGCAAAAAAAACAGACATCTTCGGCAGCCTTAACAAGAGCAGCCTAGCCGAAACCAGGCACTACCAACCAAGCATCAAGCAAATCGAGCGGCAAAAAATCGTCCCAAACCCCCTAAATTTCTACAATACGGACGACATCACGGACATAAAAGCCTCGATAAAAGCCTCTGGGCTGTTACAAAATCTAGTAGTCCAGCCGCACGGCGAGCAATATATGCTAATAAGCGGACATCGCCGTTTTAAAGCAATAACTGACGGACGAAGTCAAAGAAGAGCACAAAGAGGGCAAAATCGGCGTATCCACAGCCTACGAAATCGCCAAACTCCCCGAGCAAAAACAAGATGAAGTAGCCCAAAAGCTAAAACAAGCCGATAAAATAACAATGGACGAGGTCGAGGAAATAAAACAAGGTGTCCATATGGACACCGAAGACGAAGACGAAGAAGAAGAGCCCTGCTACACAGACGAACGAGCTTACGAAGTGTGGAGCATAGATGCCGAGTGTCCGCTATGCAGTTGCGGCTTGCAACGCAAACGGCTCAAAGAGGACGAAGCAGTAGAATACGAAATAACCTGCCCAAGCTGCTATTTTAAGATAAAATTATTGGGCGACCAGCGAAACCTGCGTGGCATAAACAGCGAGATATTACAAAACCTAGCCACCGACATAATCGACATATTAAAAAAATATTAGCATGAGAAATGGGGCTGAACAAATCAGCCCCGTTTTTTTATGCAGAGCGGACAAAACGGACAAAGCGGACAAAACGGACAAGTTTATTTTCGCATTTGCTAAAAACCTCAAAAAATGCTATAATTAAAGGAAAACAGAGGATAAGGAGTGAGGAAAATGACCCAAAAAGATTTAAAGGAGTTTGTAAATTTAAAATCGGAATTAGAGACAGTCAAGGAAAGGCTCGCAAACATAGCAAAATACGGCGGCGAGGCGATTAAAGACTTCGCCAAAGACTATAAAACGGGCTACCCGAAAGTTATCACAATCGAGGGCATATCACAGGACAAAGTCCAAACAGAAATCACAAAATCCATGTTAGAAAGTCGGCAGAAAGCCCATGAAAGCTACATTTTGCGGATAGAAAATTTTATAAATAATATCCCCGACACCCGCATCCGCAACATCGTAACGCTCCGATACGTGGACGGAAAAAGCTGGGACGAGGTCGCAAAAAAATCTACAAGAAATTAACGGGCGACAGCGTAAGAAAGGCAGTAACACGCTATTTTCAAGAGGTGTGAAAAAGTTGTCCGTTTTGTCCGTTTTTTGTGTGTTATAATTATAATAGGCACTCTTGCACCGAGACACAGCCGACCAAAACCCCTTAAAACACCTCCTTAGACAGAGAATCGCTAATTTTAGCGGTTCTCTGTCGTTTTATGCCCCGAAATATTAAAATCCCGAGAAAGGAGACCAAGACATGGCAAAACTAACAGCCAAGCAACAAAAATTTGTGCATGAATATCTAGTAGACCTAAACGCCACGCAAGCCGCAATCCGTGCAGGTTACAAAGAGAAAAACTCCGCCGTCATCGGCGCACAAAACTTAAAAAAACTTAACATCAAGACAGCGATAGATGCCGAGTTGCAACGGATGCGTGATGAGAAAATCGCCACCGCATACGATGTCGAGGAGTACCTTTCGAGGGTCTTAAAAGGCGAAACTCTGGACACGGCGGTGGTGGTCGAATCCGTGGGGGACGGCAAGAGTCGTGCGCGCCTAGTAGAAAAACGAGTCGCCGAACGTGAACGCATAAAGGCGGCGGAAATCCTAGCCAAACGCCACGGACTAACCGACAGCAAGCGAGCCACAGACACAGGCGTTACAATCGTTTTTAGGGGCGAGGAGGCGCTCGAATGAACGAGCATGATATTTTATCCCCCAAATCGTAGGCAAGCATTACGGGGCGTTCTGGCGGTTTAAGGGACGGTATCGTGTCGTCAAGGGGTCGAGAGCATCGAAGAAGTCCAAGACGACCGCCCTGTGGTTTATTTACAGCCTAATGAAATATCCGCAAGCGAACGCCCTCGTATGCCGCTCGACTTTTAACTCACTCAAAGACAGCTGTTTTGCGGATTTGCAGTGGGCGGCGAGGCGGCTGAAAGTATGGGATTTGTGGGCGTTCACAAAAAGCCCCTTAGAGGCGACCTATCTCCCCACAGGGCAGAAAATCCTGTTCCGAGGATTGGACGACCCGCATAAAATCACGTCCATCGCCGTCCCTGTTGGAGTGCTGTGTTTCGGATGGATAGAGGAATGCTACCAAATCGACAAAGAATCGGACTTTGATATGTTAGACGAAAGCCTACGTGGAACATTGCCAGAGGGGCTGTATTGGCAGTGGACGCTCACATTTAACCCATGGAATGGCAAGCACTGGCTAAAAGCCCGTTTTTTCGACAATCCCTCGGAGGATATTTTCGCCGCCACCACGACCTACTTGATGAACGAGTTCATAGACGACCGTTCACGAGCGGTGTACGAGCAACAAAAAATCACAAACCCACGCCGTTACCAAGTTACAGGGCTGGGCGAATGGGGCGTGGTCGAGGGGCATATTTACGATATGTTCTCGCCAGCGAACCTCTACACGGAAGCCCCTGCGAAAAAAGGGATGCGTTACATCGCAATCGACTACGGCACGGTTAATCCTATGGTGCTGCTTGATATATGGCATATCAATGGGCTGTATTATGTAGCACGAGAATATTATTTTGACTCACGAAAACGAGGCAAACGCAAGACGGACGGCGAATATGCCGCTGACCTCAAAGCCTTTATCGGCGAGATGTCGGGCGAAAATTATCCAGTATATCTCATAATCGACCCATCAGCCGCCAGTTTTAAACTCGAAATCCGCCGCCTAGGCTTGCGTGTCAAAGATGCCGATAATGCCGTCTTGGAAGGTATTAGGCTCGTCTCTAACCTGTTGGAAAACAAAAAATTATACATACACACCAGTTGCAAGAACCTAATCATGGAGTTCGGGGCGTATATGTGGGATATACAGGCGGCTGAACGTGGCAAGGAACAGCCTATTAAAGCCAACGACCACGCCCTCGATGCGTTGCGATATTTCTGTAAGTCGATAGTGCGTGTGTGGTCGTGATGCCACCGCCACGGGTGGATGACACCAACGCCCGAACCCTATAAAGCCATATTTTATCAACAAAAATATTGATTGTCTAACAAGTTGTCTAACACATCGAAATGTCTAACACAAAAACCCCACAACCAAGCCAAAAGGCGTTGGAATAATCCAGCGCCTTTTTCGATGTGTTATACGTTTTGTTAATTTCAATCCACGCACCCCATAGGGATGCGACAATTACAAAAAACATTATAACACAGAAAGAAGCGAAAAGCAAAAAGAAAGTGTAGAAAGGGATAACCATGGCAAAAAAACACAAAAAACCGCCCGCAAAAACAGCGGCAAAATACACAAAAGACGGTTTCTCCAACCCAGCGGCACGGATAGGCGAGTTCACGGACAATCTACTAGAACACTCAAAATATTTTATCAATCGGCTGACGGCGGACGTAAACCTAATGACCGCCCTCTATCGCAATAACTGGATAGTCAAACGGCTGATTGACGTAGTCCCTGAAGATATGCTAAAGCAATCATACAGCCTAATCTCACGGCTGGATGCCGATGCAATGCGGTCGCTAAAACGTGTGGAACGGCAAACTCGCCTCCGCTCGGACTTGCTCACAGGGCTAAAATGGGGGCGGCTCTACGGCGGCGCGGCTGGCGTTATCATAATCGACCGCCATGACAATATTTTGGACGAGCCGCTCGAACTCGATGACATCATGCCAGACGATTTTAAAGGCATGATAATCCTCGATAGGCACAGCGGGATAATGCCGTCAGATAGGCTAATCAGCGACTATACAAGCCCAAACTTCGGCGAGCCTGAATATTATCAAATTACAGTCGGACATACTTTCTCGTGAGTTTACTAAGGTGCATCATAGCCGTGTGGTCAAATTCCCTGGGCGGGATTTACCCTATATCGAGCGACTTATCGAGAATCACTGGGGCGCATCCGAACTCGAACACATTTTCAGCGAACTCAAAAAATGGGATAACACGAATTTTAACATAGCGACCATGATTTTTAGGGCGAATCTCCTTGTCTACAAAAAGGCAGGTTTCGAGCAGATGTCGATTGTCCCAGACCATGTCCGCCAGCAGATGCTCACAGAAATGGATATTTTGTCAGCCACGATGAACAACCAAGGTATGCAGATACTGTGCGTGGAAGACCAGATGCACAACCTCACAAACACGGCATTTTCTGGACTTTCACAGGTTATGGAGTTGTTTATGCTCGACATCGCAGGGGCGGCGGAAATTCCCGTTACAAAGCTGTTTATGCGGTCGCCCTCGGGAATGAACGCCACGGGCGACTCGGATATGCAGATTTATTATGATTCGATTGCGGAAAAACAGGAGTCCGTCTTGCGACCGATTTATGATAAGCTGTTGCCAATTCTTTGTATGTCGGCACTGGGAGCGATTCCCGATGATTTGGAGTACACGTTCGAGAATATCCAAACGCCCACGGAAGCCGAAAAAATGGGATTTGCCACACAGATAACCACCGCAATTACAGGGGCGTACACCTCGGGCGTGATTAGCCAGCGGACGGCATTACAGGAGTTGTCGGCACACGCAGGTATTACGGATATGTGGCACTCGATAACAGACGAGGATATCGAGGCAGCAGACGACATCGCTGCACCGCCTGACGAGATGGATGGTGGATTTGGCGGATTTGGGGATATGCCCTCTGAAGGGTCAGAAATGGACGAGAATGAAGATTTGTCCAAAAATGACCTAGACCACCGAGGATAAAAAAGACGCTCACGGGCGGAAATAATCGCAGATTTGCAGGATATTAAACGGCGGGCGCTTGAAAAAAAGTTGCGGACTTTGGGAGGACGTAGTATAATAATAAAAGATGCCAAGAAAGAAGACTTAGACCCTAAGGGCTGGCGAGAACCCAAAGGTGGTGGAAAGCCCTATAATATCGATACTGGAACTGGGGAAGTCCTTGCGGGTATGGGAAATAAGCATACAGGCGAGAAGATTAGCCAGATTGGGAAGACGAGCAAAAACGGGAACCAAGATACACAGAAGTCGCAGACAGCTAAGAGTACCATAGGAACTACTGCAACAGGTGGGGAAGGCATAAAGCCGACAGTTATGCACTCCTGGACACCCACCACAGCGGGAGAACTTTTAGGGACTGCATTATCTAAACCAGTTCAGTCTACCCATGAGAGCGTTCAAGACGACATCGCACAGGGCAAAAATGTTACTTCTGTTACTACTAACCTTGGTAATACTATTGATGTTACTCCCGCCTCTAAGCATAGCGTAGCAAGTGGAAACCCTTTCAAAGGCGAACCCAATTCCAGCACGGATATTTTGGGGAATGATGAAAGACCATCTACGCACCGTTGGTTTGATGAAAATGGTAGCCAAATTAAAGATGTGGATTTTACTGACCATAAAAAACCGCAAAGTCATCCTGAAGTACCTCATGAACATGGTTCACGTGAAATAGAATTTAAAGAACAAAAAGCCGCATTAAAACGCAAAAAACGAGAAAAAAGAAACTAAGAGAGGTAAACAAAAATGAATAAATGCTCTTGGCAAGATTTTGCAGTCGTTATGGCAGAAGAAGTTTTCGACAAATACATGACTGAAATAGAATTTTACATTGACGATTGTGAAATTTATAAAAATGAGTTTATATGCAAATACGAGTACAATGAAACCAAAACAGAAATGTATGGTTTTGGCATATTTCCTGAAGAAACTCAAGAACGTAATTATCGAACTTTTGAAGAGTTCGCAAACGCCAAAGTTTTTTACGGCAAGCAAAGCCTAAAAGATATTTGGGACAGAGTGTCAATATTTTCGCTTGGCGGTGCACCCCTCGAGGAAATGTTGCCGTATTATCTCGATTGAGGATTTGTAAAAACGACCCAAAAAGCATAAATGCATGGAGGAAAATATGCTATTTAACAGACAACCACCGCCACAATCCCCACTTTGGCAGGAAGAACGCACAGAATACAGTGAGATGCCACCGCCAGCCCCCACATCCGACTTCACGCAAAAAGCCTACACCCTTATAAAATAGCTAATCGGCTTGCTGTTTGCGGTGTTTGTGATTTCACACTTTGGCGGTGGCGGCGCATCGGGCGAGTTGGCACGTGAGGTGGTTCGGACGTTCTCGTTTGCGGTGGCGTTGCTGTTGGGTTTTTTGGCGAGTGCGAACAGGAGATAGAAAGAAAGGAGTGCCATAATGAAACTAAGTTTTAAAGTAATGTTTATGCGTAATAAAGAACTAATAACGCCAAGCCCGTTAGACGTGGAATTAAACAATCAAAATAGGGGAGATATTCGTCAATATCAATATATAAACTCTTTTCATTGCTTTAAGTTATCGAAACCGCATAATATCAACACACGTGGCATTGAAAATTCTGACGACTATGCGGTAGAGGCAAACAAATTTTTAGAGGTTCACGATGGCAAAAGGCTTATCTCGTTGGCGTATATCTTTATAAATTCCGACACGGGTAATATTTACGCCCATAATTGCCCTAAAACAACGCTTAACAAGATTTTATTAATTTAATTCAAAAGTTCAGATTTTGTCTCTAGTGTGGACTATGAAAAATTAGAAAAGATACTTAAAATGGATATAAAGCTAGAGAATAACCCGCAACTTAGCCTACTATCCCAAAACACTATGGCAAAAGATGTAGCCTTTTTGCCGCAACAGCTCGATATGCACGATGCTCCCATTGAAGAATTGTCGATGAAATATGTTTTTGAAACGCCGTCCTGGTTTAATAAAAATAAATTATCGACTGTGCTTAAAAAATATCCGCACTTGGTTATAACTGGCATTGATAACAACGGAAACACTATTAAAATAACCGATAGCATAGAACTATCTATTGACACGAATCTGGCATTTAGCAATTTTACTGAATTGGACGGGATTCCAATAAAAGCCATTGTGAGCGAACTAGAAGAAAAAGAGAGGGGTGCTTTAAATGACTATAAAGACAATTATTAACTCCTTAAAACACCTATATATTAACTCGCAAAAAATGTTTCATTGTGTAGCGATAGGGCTGTCTTTGTTCATTTTTGCGATACTCAAATATTTTAACGTAATAGTGCCTATTGAAAGGATGACCCTCGCATTAACAGGACTTTCGATAATAGTTTCATTTTTCTTGATAACTCTGCAAAACATAGATTTCGCCTATATTAACAAAAATTTTAACAACATGATAAAAATAGGCAGAAAACGCAAAAATCACGAGTCGGTACAGATACGTTCCACAATATTTTCGATGTCACTTAATACCGTAACGTTGTTGGGATTGTGCTTTATATTTGTCCTGTTTGACGTAAATTTTTTGTTGTTTTTGGTAATGCTTATATGCTACCTGTTTGTAGGCATTATTTACACAATAATTCTATGGAATTATTTCGCTTCAGTGAAGTGATTAACTGTAGTGCCAAAAACGAGGGGGGAAAAATGTTATATTATGCAAGCAAAATTTCTAACAATATGGCAATGACCCCAGAGGGGTTTTTGGTTTGTAGAAATGTGCCGATAGCACGAACTGGACCGCAGAAATATGCGGCGGCGGAACTCCCCATAGACTTCGATATTTCGGACTTGCAAACCACCGATGTCGTTACTGTTTATAGAGCAGAGGCGGACGTATTTGACCCATCGGCGATAGCGAGTTTTGAGGCCAAGCCAGTAACCAACGATCATCCGCCTATCGGCGTTGAAATCATTATCCCCGACAACGCCACTAAATACATAAAAGGTACGACCTAAAATGTCCGCAAAGACGGGCATTTTTAGTTGCGGACCTAATAATCTACGATGCCGATTTGATTGACGAAATCAAGGCTGGCATGAGAAAACCAGCAAAAAAACCAACAACAGTAGCAGGAGCAATGGCAAAGGTAATGGCGAGTGTATTCACAAAGGATTCCGAACCCGTTCCCGAAGAAGTAGCCTCAACTCTCGCAGACCTCGTACTAGAGGCAAAAGAAGAGGTACAAGACAGCATTGCCGAAATCGAAGAGCCGATAATTGCCGATAAAAAAGGAAAGACACGAGATTCCGAACCCGAAGAGATTTTGGAGACAAAGGACTCGGACAGCACTCTTAATAGCGACATTGCAAAAATGTGCGATGTGCTCATCTAGCTTGCCGAAGAAGTGGCGGCAATAAAGCAAGCCACGGTAAAGGACACCGACCCGCTCGATGAATTAGAGGGCGAGTTGACAGGCGATAACGGCGATAATCTCGAAGAATTACTCGAAACGATGGACAGCTTGGACGAATCCGAAGTCCTAGCCGACCCAGAGGTCATTAACGCCGCTGACTCGGATTTAGAAGTCGCCGTTGGCAACCCTTACGAAGACTATATAGTGGACGATATCAACGAGAAAATCGACAAACTAAGGGTTGCGACAAAGTATGCCGCAATGCGTGAAGTCAAAAAGTTTAAGCCGTTCATTGCGGCTATAAAAGACCCAAAAGCCCGCCGCATGGTGTCGGATTCCGTGTGCAAGCTAATCCGCTCTTCCCACGGCATGACCGCCACCAAGGACGGCAAAAAGACTGGCGGCCGGGCATCATAAACGCTCGTAAGAACGTAGCAGGGCGTGGCGTTATGCGTGATTCTCGCTCTATCGTAAACCGACAAGCCGCAATCTTGGAGAAAGTTAAAAATGAGCGGTTTGGCAAACAATAGGCAATAGCCAATGACGGACGTAGGGGCGGATACGGATAGGAGTATACTATACTTCTTCCGCCGCCCGTATTTTTATATATATTAGAAAGGACAAAAACATGAAAAGAAGACAAACAGTAGGCAAACGCCTAAATCTAGGCTATGCAGAGTCGATTACACGCTCTAGCGATGCGATTATCGGCAACCGCCAAAATAAAGGCGGCGACTTGCATTTCGGCGACCCTGTCGTTATCAATCCAGATAACACAATCAGCAAAATGACGGACGCAAACGGCAGATTCATAGGCGTTGCGATGCCGTATCGTAAACGCCCAAAAGAGCGCCGCAGAAACCCACGGATTTTACGCTGACGGCGAACTTGCCGATGTGCTGATTCGTGGCTCGGTTGCTGTCCAACTGGCAGACGACTCGACCCCACAGGCGGGCACGCCCGTACACTTAAGCGCAGACGCAGACCAGTCTGGTAGAACGCTCGCCGCCGATGGAGGCACAGCCCTTAACAACTTGGTTTTTACCACAGGCATTGTCCAAGGCGGTGTTTGCGAGGTAACAATCACAGAAAGGAGAATTTAATATGGCAAATATTTTACTAGGCAATCAACATAACAACAGTGCGGCTATAAAATATAGGCTTTCCAAACCTCGACCCTAAGGTCATTTCTCTGCTGTGCCGCTTCGATTAACTTCAAAAATCCTTGTATTATCTCGTTTTCAAAGAATATCCCTCCGCAAATCACACCAACTTGTAAAACCGATGCCCGCCATGGTCAAAGATTTTAACCAAAGTGCCAGCCTTAACAGCTTTCTCATGCCAAAATTAGGGGGAAATGCTAGAAATTGCATGGAAAAAAGTCGCTCCCTGCGAATAGTCAAAGCCGTGTAAAGCATTATACACAGCCGATTTCGTGAGTTCGGCCGGCTGGGCATCGTAAAAATCCGCTCGCTCAACCACGTTAAATGCACCGCTCTGAAATATCACGTCCGCAAGGCAAGCGTTATTGTTTGTCATACGATTTAAAATCACGTTGGCGACCAAGGTCTGCCCTTTCAAGTCCTCGCCACGAGATTCGTGATGTACGACCATTTCGAGCAAACGAATCTCGTCCGCCGTGAGGTTGTGAATCTGCACAGTTGGAGAGGTATTTTCCATTTTGGAAATAACCACAGGCAACCGCCGCACCTCGTCCCAACTAACCTCATATCCCAACGTCATGGCAAAATCCGTTAATCTAACAAAGGTCGCTCCGTTTTCGATAAATCCGCCGACTGTCTCGACACGTCCTAATATGTCGATTTGCAACCGTTGAGAAATATTCGGTTGTTCATTTTCAACCCCCAAAAACGCCAAAACGCCATCCGCCAAAGCCGCCGCCATTTTTTGCCGCTTGCCACACAAAATCCCTAAATCAGGGTTGTCGACTGGACTGTCGATAAACGCAAGTTCCAACAATATAGCTGGCATTTTCGTATTCCTAAGCACACCCAAAGAGCCGTGCCGAGTGGTCGAATCTAGCTTAACGCCTCGATTTCGTAAGACCATTTTGGTAGCATATCTGTCATTAACAGCGGTCGCAAAATCAAGGCTCTGTCGGTCATTCGGTGCGATGAACGTCTCTGCTCCTGTGCCGCCGCCAGCGTTCGTGTGTATTGATATAAAAAAGTCCGCAGCGTGGCTATTAGCGTATTTTGCCCTCGCATTTATCCCCATGGCAACGTCCAGTCGCCGTGTGTAACACACTTCACAGCCTTTCTGTTCCAATATTTTCCCTAACTCCAATGCCACGTAAAGGTTTATCTCCGACTCTCGCAAGCCGCTTGCCACCGCTCCTGGGTCGTTTCCGCCATGTCCTGCATCTATGCAGATTATCGGTTTTTCCGTTATTTTTCGTCCCATGCTTTCCTCTCCTCTCTGCTCTTCCATAATGAATAGGTCGGTATTTCTTCCTCTTCGACTGGCGTGGCGGTTAATTCCGTTTTTTTCGGAGTTTACATCCTTTTTCGTAAAGAAATACGTTAGTGGTGGTGAGAAAGCATATAATCGAATAGACCAAAATGGTGATGTTTATAGACCAGTTTCAATGGCATGGCCAAACAAGAAAAAGGCACCCGATAACTATTTTATTCCTCTGATACACCCAGTAACACAAAAGCCATGTCCCCTGCCAGAGAGGGGTTGGCGCAACCCTTCAGCTACAATGAAAGAGTTGTTGAGTGCGGGTTTAATTCTGTTTGGTAAAGATGAAACGACTCAACCTAACAGAAAATATCTTCTGAAAGAAAATATGTACGAAAATATCCCATCGTTGCTTTATTATGGCGGTAGCGACACTGACTTACTTGCTGAACTGGGGATTCCGTTCGACACCCCAAAAGTGGTAAATATCGTCAAAGAACACGTGCAGGCTTTCACTACTGATGGAGATATTGTTTTAGATTTTTACTCTGGCTCTGCCACCACCGCCCACGCTGTTATGCAACTCAATGCCGAGGATGGCGGCAAGCGCAAGTTTATCATGGTGCAATTACCCGAAATATGCGACGAAAAATCCGAGGCATTTAAGGCTGGCTACAAAAACATCTGCAAAATCGGCAAAGAACGCATACGCCGTGCTGGAGATATGATAACCACGAAAAGCACAAAAGACACGAAAAATGAAAATAAAGGAACACTATTTTCGTGCGATTCGTGTTTTTCGTGGTTAGATATCGGTTTTCGCGTCCTAAAACTCGATGATACCAACATGAATGATGTGTACTATGCGGCAAGCGACTACACGCAGGATATGATTTTGATGATGGAAAACAACATCAAGCCCGACCGCACCGATATGGACTTGCTCTACAGCTGTCTGATCGACTGGGGCTTGCCGCTGTCCATGCCGCACAGCCACGAGAAAATCGACGGCTTTACCGTCCACACCTACAACGATGGCGACCTTATCGCCTGTTTTGAGGAACGAATCAGCGAAAAGGCAATCCGTGAAATAGCCGAACGCAAGCCGCTACGTGCCGTTTTTCGTGATAGCAGTTTCGCCAGTTCGCCCGAAAAAATAAATGTGTTTGAGATTTTCAAGCTGATTGCACCAAATACGAATGTGAGGGTGATATGATGAAACTACAATTCAAGCACCAACCTTTTCAAGCAGATGCAGCAACGGCAGTTTGCGAAGTTTTCGCAGGTCAACCGTTTCGCACTCCAACTTATATGATAGACTCTGGTTTGGGCGAAATATCGCTAAACCAACAAGAAGATTTCACAGGATTCAGCAATGCGCCAGTTGTGCTTGACGACAGCAAAATTTTAGAGCATATCCAAAATATCCAACGGCAGGGCAAAATTCAGCCGTCCGATTCGCTAAGCCTGCCTGCCGATAGGCACGGTGGGCGGTTCAACCTAACCGTGGAAATGGAAACAGGAGTTGGCAAAACGTACACCTACATAAAAACCATGTACGAACTCAACAAACGCTACGGGTGGAGCAAATTTATAATCGTTGTGCCGAGCGTAGCTATTCGTGAGGGCGTGTACAAATCGTTCCAAGTAACCGAGGAGCATTTTTCCGAGGACTATGGGAAGAAAATCCGTTATTTTATCTACAATTCGGCACAGTTGACCGAGATTGACCGTTTCGCATCGGACAGTGCAATAAACGTTATGATAATCAACAGCCAAGCATTTAACGCAAGGGGCAAGAACGCTCGACGTATTTATATGAAACTTGACGAGTTCCGTTCTCGCCGCCCGATTGATATTTTGGCGAAAACGAACCCGATTTTGATAATCGACGAGCCGCAGTCGGTTGAAGGCGCTGCTACCAAGGAGCGCTTAAAGGAATTTGCTCCCCTCGCCACGCTCCGTTATTCAGCAACTCACAAAGCCGACAGTATGTACAATATGATTTACCGCCTTGATGCACTTGAAGCCTACAACAAGCGGCTCGTAAAGAAAATAGCAGTAAAAGGCATTTCGGTAACGGGCAGCACCGCCACCGAGGGTTATGTTTATGTGCAGAGCATCAACCTTTCCAAAGGCAACCCGACCGCTACGATTGAGTTTGATATGAAAAGTGGTTCGGGTGTACGAAAGGTGGCACGTGTAGTTACCGAGGGATACAACCTGTTCGACAATTCCGGCGAACTCGCCGAGTACAAAGACGGATACATCGTTCTGAGGATTGACGGCAGGGATTCTTCTGTTGAATTTATAAACGGCAAAAAGCTGTTTGCGGGGGACGTTATTGGTGCAGTCAGCGAGGAGCAGCTACGCCGTATTCAAATACGAGAAACCATCTTATCCCACATCGAGCGGGAACGACAGTTGTTTGCAAAAGGCGTGAAAGTCTTATCGCTGTTCTTCATAGATGAGGTGGCGAAATATAAGCAATATGACACGGCGGGTAACGCCCAAGGCGGCACTTATGCCGAAATTTTTGAGGAAGAGTACAAATCAATCGTCGGTAATATACAACTTGCCCTATCCGACACACCAGAGTATCTTGCGTACCTTGACGGAATTGAAGCAGAGCGGACACACGCAGGTTATTTCTCCATCGATAAAAAAAGCGGTCGCATGGTAGACAGCAAACTCGGTAATAAAAAAGAACGCACCTCTGACGATGCGGACGCTTACGACCTAATTATGAAAGACAAGGAACGTCTGCTCGACCGCCGTGAGCCTGTGCGGTTTATCTTCTCTCACTCCGCTCTTCGCGAGGGTTGGGATAACCCGAACGTGTTTCAAATTTGCACCTTAAAGCAAAGCGGAAGTGATGTTCGCAAGCGGCAAGAAGTTGGGCGCGGGTTGCGGCTGGCGGTAAATCAGAGCGGCGAACGCATGGACGAAACGCTGCTATCTCGTGAGGAAGTGCATAATATCAACGTTTTGACGGTTATCGCAAACGAAAGCTATGACGATTTTGCGAAAGGGCTGCAAAGCGAAATCGCCGAAACGGTCGCCGACCGTCCACGCAAAGTGGAGCCGCAACTGTTCGCCGAAAAGTTCGGCGAGGAAATCGCTATTGCAATTCACGAGAATCTTATCCAAAACGGCTATGTAAAACGTGGCGAACTTACCGAAAAATATTACCAAGATAAGCAAAACGGCACGATTGAAATCTCAGAAGAAACCGCCGTACAAGCCGCCGAAATTATCGCCGTTCTCGATTCCATTTACGATGCAAATGCCAACAAGCCCGAAAACGCCCGAAAAAATACCGTTGAGGTAACGCTTGATAAGAACAAGCTAAACAGTAAGGCATTTCAAGAGTTGTGGACATGCATTAACCACAAGAGTTACTATGTGGTAGATTTTGACGAAGACGAATTAGTGGAAAAATCCGTCAAGGAATTGAACGCCAAATTGCGTGTTTCCAAGATTTATTTCAAAGTAGAAACTGGCGAGCAGACGAAAAATATCGAATCCAAAGAGCAGTTGCAGGAAGGCTCGGCTTTTGTTCGCAGTAATATAGTGAGAGAAGAAACTATGAAATACGCAACTATTAAAGCGAATTCTTTCGTGCGTTACGATCTTGTCGGCAAAATAGTAGCGGAAACAGGGCTTACTCGAAAAGCCGTGGCAAAAATTTTGGTCGGTCTCGATAAAGCTATTTTTGAGCAGTTTGGAGACAATCCAGAAGAATACATTATCCGTGCCGCTAATCTCATAAATGAGCAGAAAGCCACGGCGATTATCGAGCATATCACATACGACAAATTGACCGCCGTTTTCGGCACAGAGATATTTACCGAGCCAAATCTCAAAAAGGGAAATCTCGGCGTAAACGCAATGGCGGCGAAACGCAGTCTGTACGATTATGTAATTTACAATTCCGCCAACGAGCGTGATTTTGCCCTAAAACTAGAGGAACACAGCCAGGAGGTTGAAGTTTACGTAAAATTGCCGCGAGGGTTTTATATAAGCACTCCTGTGGGCAAGTATAATCCAGATTGGGCGATTGCGTTTTATGAGGGCAAGGTTAAGCATATTTATTTTGTTGCCGAAACTAAAGGGGATATTTCCTCGATGGAGTTGCGTAAAATTGAGGAGGCTAAAGCACATTGCGCGAGGGAGCATTTTCGGGCTATTAGCGGCGAAAGTGTTAAATATGATGTTGTGGATAGTTATGATAGGCTTTGGGAAGTTGTGCAGGGCTAAAACTGAACAGTCCGAAACGTTCCGTAAGGAATACGACGCTCTTTCAAAGACAAACCAAAGAAACGAACGGAGGATTTAGACTATGAACACTAAAATGACTTCGGCAATCGAAAAAATTATGCTTAATTCCGCAACATTTAATGGCGTTACGATAGAGCCAACTTTGATAAACTTTTTCTATGGCAATAATGGGACGGGTAAATCGACGATTGCACGGGCGATTGACCCTAAGGATATTGAAACAGGGCAGCCAGCAGATTTGGCATGGCAGCAGGGAAAATCTGCGAATGACTATTCTATGCTTATCTACAATCAGGAATTTGTAAGTGCAAACTTCAAAGACTACGGTAAGCTAAAAGGCGTATTCACCATAGGAGAGCAGAACGACAAGATTCAAACAGAAATTGATAAAAAGACTGCGGAACGAGCCGAACAGGAGCGATTGAATGGCGAGAACATTACAAAAAGCAATCAAAAGGATACAGAACGAAACAATTTGCTTAGCAACTTTCAAAAAGTTTGCTGGGATAAGACGAAAACTATCCGCAAGGAGTTCTCTTCAACACAAAAAGGTTATAAACAATCTAGATCAAAGTTCGTAGACCGTGTTTTGCAACTCGCAAACCCTGTTCAGCACAATATTAATGAGTTGAGAACATTGTATGAGACGGCATTTGACCCGAACGCTACCTCATATAGGGAATTTCAGCCAACAGGCGGGAACACGAAACTAAAAGGCACTCGTGGAAACGAGTTACTGGCGAAAACCATCGTGAGCAGTAGCGGCACACCTTTTGCTGAATTTATCAAAGCAATTAATGCCACAGACTGGGTACGTCAGGGGCATGAACGCTTTGCTGAACCACCGAAAGGAAAATGCCCTTATTGCCAACAAGAACTGCCCAACGATTTTGAAGAGCAAATCGTTGCCTGTTTTGACGGGCAATACCAAGAGGACATCGATGCTATCAAGCAGTTTCAACAAGACTATACAAGTGATATGCGGGGTTTTCTTGATATTTTGAGCGGCAACTTACTAAATACTTACCCTAAACTTGATCTAACAGAATACAAAGATAAAGTTGCCCTCTTGGGAAAAATGATAGAAACGAATACTCGTTTGATTGCGGATAAGCTAAGAGAACCCTCCAATGTGGTAACTCTTGAGAATGTAAAACCTCTTCGAGACGAGATAAACACTCTCATCGAGGAGTTTAACAAGCTGATTCAAGCCAACAACGCCATTGTCGGTGCAAAGCGGCAAAAACAAGCCGAATGTACAACAAAAGTGTGGGAACTCATTTCGTTTACGCTTAAAGTTGACGTTTCTACATATAAGTCCAAGCGTAAAGTCATTGATGATGAAATAACCGCTTTGTCAAAGCTGATTACAGACGGCGGGAAAATAGCACGAGATTTGGGAATTGAAATCGCAGACCTAAATAAACGTGTGGTCAGCACCGCACCAACCATCAAAAGTATTAACGATCTGCTTCGTGATTCGGGCTTTCAGGGGTTCACTCTAGGTGAAAAGTGCGACGTTCCTAATGCCTACGAGGTCATACGTCAAAACGGAACTGTTGCTGATAAACTCAGCGAGGGTGAGAGGAACTTCATAGCGTTTCTGTATTTCTACCACCTCGTCCGTGGCGCTCATGAAGATGCCGATGTTGGCAAGGACAAAATCGTGGTTATTGACGACCCTGTCTCTAGTATGGACAGTAGTGTCCTCTTTATTGTCAGCACCTTGGTTCGGGAAATGGTCGGTGTCTGCTTAAACAACGCAAAGTATCGGGAATAGGAATCGAACTGGGCGAGATTGCTACACGCACTGTTTGCCACGTTTGCAAGCGGTAATAAACGGCGAGCAAGGCGGGATTTCCAAATCCGTGAATTGGAACGGCGGCGGTTTCAAATTTTACGAGCTTGCACCAACCTTGATTATAACCGACAAATACGGCAATCCAGCCATCAGCGACAAATACAGCCCGCAAATGCTAGTGGCGGCAATAGCAAAACTTAACGGGTACGCTTACGCCCCCGATGTCGATATATTTTGGAAACAAGGCAGCAGCCAAGCGGGCAGCTACATATACGTTACAACCCAATACCTAACAGCAGTACAATTAGATGAGATTGCCTGCGACCTGCCAGATTACGAACGCCTGCTTATATGTATCCCAGCGTTTGATGTGAGGCTTGGTAACCACTATGATAATATTGACGTTCGTAAAATTCCACAATATGTATTGTCGAAATGCGAATATGGCGTGGACAATTACAATCTGAACATTAACCCGCCAAAACTGGACGAGGAGGAATGAGACGATGTTGAATAGTAATGCTAAATTTATCGACAACCTCCTTACACTCCATCCGCAGTATAGCACGGCGAGTAAATATTTGCTTTTTTGATAGGTGCGAGTGTTCGGCGGACACTTTTATATCCCACAAAATAAACTTATGTAGGGGAAACCTATACACAATTATAACAGATGTTCGCCATTTCAACATAGTTGTCATAAAAATTTTACAAGCCCTTGACAAGATAGCCAAAATCAACTACAGTAATGAGTGTATATCAATAATGAAAAAACCGAAAAGGGCAAACCATGCAAAAAACCTAACCGAACTAGTATTCATAACAAACAAAATTTTCGCCCCCTTGCAATTTATCATTTCCCATGATATAATTAACAAAAAAACAACCGAAAGGACAACCAACCCATGACAATCCCAATAACCCAATCCCAACTCCTGGAACTCCTCCTAAACGTAGCCCTAACACGCCCAGTCTTCATTTGGGGTGCGCCAGGAATCGGCAAATCCTCAATAGTAGAGCAATTCGCCGCCTCGCTCGACCTGCCCTGCGTATCGCTCCTCGGTAGCCAGCTTGCCCCAGAGGACATTATCGGCGTGCCGCAAATCGTTGACGGCAAAAGCATTTTTTGCCCGCCGCGAATAATCGCTCGCAACGCCCCATATTGCCTATTCCTGGACGAACTCAACGCTTGCTCGCACGAGGTGCAAAAGGCGTTTTACAGCCTAATTCACGACCGCCGCATTGGCGAATACTCGCTGCCAGACGGCTCAATCATAATCGGTGCTGGCAACCGCGCGCAGGACAACGCAATCGTCAAACCCATGTCGTCCGCACTAATCAACCGAATGTTCCACGTGGAAATGAAAGCGTCCGCCGCAGAATGGCTAAATTGGGCGGCGGCAAACGGCATTCACCACTACATAATCGAGTACATCTCAATCCGCCCAGACCACCTTTGGAAACAGCCGCCCAAAACCGAAGAACCATTCTCCACGCCGCGCTCGTGGCACATTCTCTCGGACGCAATTCGCAGTTACGGCGGCACAGAAAAAATCTCGGATAAGCAGCTGGAAATCCTGGCGG